GGTTCAGGAAACAATGTAGTAAATCCTATGATCCCAGCGTTACTGTTTCTTAGATCGGATATCAACTGAGCGTATTGTGTTCTAGGGAAGGGCCATTGTCCGAATGACTTCAGAGAGTTTTCACCAATGTCTAGAAGTATAATACTATCATTTTTGGTCGGTTCCAGAACCTTCTGGTAATAATCGAAATTAATAACTCTGAGTTGTTGTACAATGTCTGGATCATTGATCCTAATACCTACTAGTGCTACTAGGACTATGATACACGACCATATAGATGTAAGTCTCATTTAGTTCTGTGTAACACTAACACTACAACCACCTGATGTTTGACAGTTCTGAGTTAATGAATATGATTGTGCTGAATTACTTTGTTGATTTAAATTAAATGTAGTTGGATAAGCCCCATTTAGAATAACGGCCGCGTTATGAGCTCCACTTCCACTTTGTGTTAAAGAACCTGTGTTTCCATTGTTGTAGGTTTTTAATGATGCCGTTTTAGTTCCGTCTGTTTCTTGAACGACATAGAATGAATTACTACTTGAATAAAAGTATACTGTAGCGGTATGAGCTGAATATAGATTAGCATTACCATTTCGTTGATACCCTGCTAATGAATTACTACTCCCATGAATGTCTAAGTTTAATGTATGACCACCACCTTCGTCACCGTCATTGGCGAATGTGGTATCACTTACCCCACCATTTAACCACATACCTTGACCCCAACGAACACTATTAGAATTACCATAGATATGCATGTTGATATCTGATTTGGCACACGAACTTCCTCTAGTACAACTTTGTTCGAAGTGTAATGAGTTACTCGCTCCGTCTAAATCACCACCACTTTGTTGACCCCATTGAGGGACCCAACTAATCTCGTTATTGTTTCCTAATTGTTTGAACAGTAATGCGTTACTGTTATGAGCTAATTTAAGATTAACTTTATTGTTGTAACCAATCTGTTCAATATTCAAGTTCAAGTTATCTGTCGATACACCTGATACCTGACCTATGATGACGGAGTTCTTATTATCCGCCAGACTGTTTAATGATAATAACAACGGACTCACCGTCATTAACCAAAATAAGATTTGTTTTACCTTCATTTTCACTCTCTATTCGTGTTCCCTGTTCAATCGGGACTCTAATATCTATAACACCATTGACATCTCTATAGAACCATATTTGTCCCATAGATTGATCTATGATCGTATTGTACTGTGATTCTTTGTCAAAACCTACTGAGGTTCCTTCAATGATACCACCTTCGGCACTATTGTTAGACCTTGTACTTCTTTTTAATATATTTACTTCTTCAATTGTAACCAATACATCTTGAAGAAAATCTACATCGAGCAGGTCCATATCGAGTTCTGTAAACTCTAAATTTTCGTCCTCATCGTCCCAGTCTTCTTTAAGATAATCTATATCGAGATCACTGAAATCAAGAATACCGTTGCCAGAACTAGAACTTCCAGATGACTCCTCAGCTTGCGCATCTACTATTTTCTCGGGTGGTGACACAATAAACATATTGTCTATCGTGTTCAAATTCATTATATTATCTAATCTTACAGGTTGTACTGGTGGTGTAGATATACTACTCACCATTGTCGCCTGAAAGGCTTCACTTAATGTAACAGTCCCACCGTCATTAGTGACGGTTATCTCACCTGATGGAATACAACTCCCACCATAATTACATTCAGCATCAGGTAGAAGGATAACTAAACTTCTACCAAGTTCGTCCACACTGGTTGTGAAATCAGTACCACGAACACCAATCGTTGCCGTTGGTGTTTGGATAATAATATTCTCTTTAGGAACAAGTCCTAATTTACCAGTTGTAAATCTAGCTGTACCCGACACAAACCTCATTGTCATTTTTGACTTTGAGGGGTCTGTATCGAAATAATATTCATCTATTATTATTTCAGTATGTTCAGTCAAAGATAGTTTTGTATCATCTACAAACTCTATCTTCATACGACCTTGAACTGTCTCTATAGAATCTTTGAAGAATATATCTTCATCAACCGAACCACGAATAACTTCTTTCGATCCATCTCGGATTATTCCAGAGTTACCTGTGTGTTCAACTATATTTCCTATATCATCAGCGCTTACTAAAACACTAAACAGACAAAGACTAATCGCCAGTATCTTTTTGTTTAATATTAATCGTTGCATTTTCACTATCAAAATCAGCTATTATTTCACTATAACATGAACTAACTCCACTCGGACAAGAACCTGAGCTCTGTACAATATCAATGTTTCCATTAGATTGTATTAATTCTAAATCAATCTTATTGTATGCTCCGTCTGTCTGACTAGTGTTAACATCATTAGAACTACCTGTGACATCAACATCATATCGAGCATCGTCAACTTCGATTACAGTTGTGAATACATTTGATCCACCTGTTACATCTAAGTCAAAGTCTAATCTTTCACTAGACTGTGCTGCTCCCCAATTCAAATCCATAGTATTAGAACTTCCTTGTATAGTTGTTAGTAAATTAGATGAATCTGCAGAACCTGAAGCTCCGACTGTCCAATCCCATGTATTACTAGAACCCGCTATATTAATACTCAAAGTAGATGAATCAAGAATTACTGGTCCGTAAATCTTATTCAAATTACCAATCATATCAATATTCATATTGATTGAAGTACCTGTCAATACCATAGTCGCGTTACAACTGCCGGATGTTATAGTTCCACATAACTTATTACCATAACCGATCTGGTCAATGGTTAATGTTAATGTGTCACCAGCTTGATCGATTTTAATCTCGTTATCATTTGCTCCGACAGCCCATAATAAAGTTGGTGTACATAATGTAAGAAAAAATATTTTATTCAATATTTTCATCTTTCTCTTCCTCTTCTATTATTGTTTCTTCTTCTTCGGTATCATCATAGATAGTCCAAAACCCTCTATTATCACCTTGAAGAATTAATTCGTAAACAGCAGCTTCGATCGCCGATCTAACACTCCTAGTTACACTTTCATTCTCGGTCATTCCATCTTCTATTTCTACAAGTTGGGTGTCCAATTCAACAAATTTAAAGACATCATAACCTGTCGCCACCGACAATATAGTTTTTGATGTCTGTACATTTAATATAATCTCACCAGTAAGTACACTTACGGCTCTCAAGTGAACGACTACGATATCTCGTCTGTAGGCTTGTTGCATACCCACACCCAAATATCTCGCTCCTCTTCCTCCAGTTTCAATATTGGTATCGTAACCAATAACTCCACCTTCTAAAATAATTCCAGCAAACAACATGGGGGCTAGTGTAGTCGTCTCTTCGTACGCAGCCCTAGTGTTCTTTACAATTTGTCTCTCTCGTGTTAAGTTGTCTAAACCGACTCTCTCAACTACTCTAAACCATTGACCGTTACCGGCTGTTTTCAATGCATCTATTAACATTGTATTAGTACCTTGCGATACCGCTGTACTAAACATCGCCGCGTTTCCTTTCTGTTTTCTCTGACCTGTTAAGTCTTGAAACGCGTAAACAGCAACGACAGGTGGTACTTTCGCTGGTGGTAAGTTTAATAGTTTTTCATGTGTTGGAAGTTCGATTGTAATAGGAGCTTCGCTACATTCTATAAACTTAACACAATCAGTTTCGTGTATTCCTTTCGGACCTACCATAGTAGCACAACTACTCATTAACAGTATTAAGGTTACTATTAAGGGCGTCTTCATACTACTATCCAAAAGTACCATTACCGACTGGTATTGTGATTGTCGTTGTTGTTCCATCGTCAGCTACTACCGTTAAGATAATAACTTCTTCACCTACAACACAACCTGACATTGAGGATGTATCACAAGTTGTCTTCAAATATGATACAGTATTCCCTTCCAAGGCAAAACTACCGAAAGCGGCTTGTGTGCATGTGGGGTCTACCATCAGATCACATTGTTTGAATAAATTCTCTACTAACTGTTTACTTAACTGTGAGTAGATTCTTGATTCTAAATTCCTCATGAACTTAGCCATGACTGTATTTTCTAATTCTCTAGCCGCTGAAAGTATCGCTGAATCAATTTTTTCTTGAATCGCGTCTGTTCTTGATTTCTGTTGGTTCTCAATGGTTAAATAATGAGCTGAAATCCCCTGTCCATTAAAACTAGGACTTTTAAATGTGTGTGCTAGTTCATCCGCTGTTACTGATGTAATCAATAATAAACATAATACACTACTTACTTTTTTTAACATCCGTCTTTGTTGCTAGGGCTTCTTTTTCTCTAGCATCCTCTAAAATCTCTTGTCTCTCACGATACTCTAAGACAACTTTAACTTTTTGTTGGAGTCTAATCATATCGTTATCCAACATCCTATTAGCATCTATACACTTGATTAGAGCGTAATGCATTGTTTCTATCTCTGGTTCTATCTTTTCGGTAATGAATTTCCATACAAACCATATGAAATAACCCATACCTAGAGCCATTATAACAGGAAATCCGAAATCATTTATAGCTTTTGATAAAGCGTCTAGTCCGTCCATTAGTCTCTCCTCACATCTAACTTAACATTCTGAGGAATTCCTTTCTCATTAGTTCTATAGTTCTCTGCTCTAGCGATTCTATCAATGTCTGGCGTTAAATTTAACGCACTTCCGACTAGTAAGTCAATTTTGATCAATTCGTTACTACCAACTCTAGCTCTATCTTCCAACATTGTACAAAAACTAGTTAGTGTTTTGATATCATCAATCACACCATCTAAAATTTGTTTCAATACTAAGAAAATGAAGAACCCCATTACTAAGGCCCCGGCTATCGGTGCACCCACCTCACTTATTAAGTTCAATATATCCATTTTATAATTTCTCCTATTACTATAGTATTTATAAAAAAAAAGGTTCCAAAAGGAACCTTCTTCTATATTTCATGTATTTAAATCGTAAAAGACTCTCCACACCCACAATACGCTTTAGCATTGGGGTTAATGAATGTGAATCCTTCGTTGATTCCTTGGATTTGGTAATCTAATCTCATACCTTCTAGATACTCGATAGATGCTTCGTTGGTCCAGATACTAAATGTACCGTAATCAACTTGATGGTCGTCTTCGTTTGGTTCACCTTGTAAAAAGTCGAACACATAAGCGTAACCACTACACCCACTACCTGTAACTCCTATCCTGATATTTTTGTTACCAGACTTTGAAGTCTTCTCCTGAAGCTTTATTATCGCTTCGTCTGTCAATTCTACAAACATTTACTCTTCTGAGTACAAAGTCCATAGTCCATAGACTAAAGCGGGCCATGCTAGTAGTTCAACTACTGGAGCACCGACCAATACTAAAATGGAAACACCAACAATGGTGGCTCCGTCCCATGATGTTCTTTCGGCTAATCTAGCCTTAACGAAATCTATCATATTTTGCATATTCATACATTTTCTCCTTTTGGGTTTATCAAGTATATTTATAACAGTAAGAGTCTTACCAACGCGATCTATCGAAAAATTGTAATAAAGATTGATAAGTAACACCCTTGGTATTTTCTTCAATACCTATTAAGCCTGGAGTAGAATTTACTTCAATAAATATTGGTTCGTCTTTTTCTCTATCCTTAGCTGGAATAAAATCAACACCTACTAATGAACCATGTACTATTTTAGTTACTCTGATACATTCGTCCTTCTCTTTTTGAGTTAATTCTAATCTCTCGGGTTTGGAGTTTTGTGAAACATTACTTCTAAAGTCACCTTCGGCTACAGGTCTTTTCATAACACCTACAATTTCATCTTGACATACAATAACACGGACATCATAAGTATTTTTGATAAATTCTTGTAATAGAATGTCTGTGAATTTTGATTCACGATTTAAAAGTTGACATACAGCTCTGAGTGTTTTCATCGATTCAATAAGAATAACACCCACACCCCTTGAACCGTGACCAGTCTTTAAAATGACTGGAAACTCTGTATTTAATCTTTCATAAGCTGCTTCGTAATCTTCTGGGTGTGTTAATCTTGAAGTCTTGGGTGTTCTGACATTTTCTCGTTCAAATACAATTTGATTATAATGTTTGTCTGAACAAATATCATGACATAGAGTTGAATTTATAACTTTATAATCTTTCTCTAAAATCTTAATGAGGTTTGACCATGATGGATTACCTGAAAGATGAGATGTTCCCAATCCACGAATCATGAGTAAAGTATTTTCTGTAAGTTCTACTGGTTTACCATATTTAGCTGGAGTCTTGACATCAGGTATTTCAAAATCACCGTCTTCATCTATTTTTAAACTATTAAGATATGTTTTACCATTTTTATATTCTATAAAAAGACCTGTAAATTCTAGTAGATCAACTTTAAGACCCATTTTCTTACCCGTATCTCTAATTAATACACCTGTCTCATTAGTATCATGTATATCATCATGTGATATAATAACTAAGTGATATGGTTTTTTCTCTTCTTGTAGACTAGTTTCCTGAAGAAACGAACCGAATTGTTTGATCTTATTATTCATTATGTAACTATTTAGCTACACCAATATTGTACTTCGCGACTAGTGCCCAATCAGATTTTTCTTTGTGTGGTAAGACTTTAATCTGACTCATAGGTGCTAGTGGGGTTGATGCTTGTTCGGGTTTAACGATTTTCAAGAGTTTCCATTCTTCGAGTAATCTCGCTATCGCGTTTCGTCTCGCTAGATCGTTTTCTGTTATAGATGAATCTTTTCCATCTAATGCAAACAGTTCTTTGAAGTGTACTAGATAGTACTTACTTCTTTTATGTAGAATATGACACGATTGATATAGAGTTCTATCTTTTCTAGAAGCTACTCCAATCCTTGTCAATGTTTCTCTGATTTTGAGAAAATCATCATTCTCAGCGAATGTGATTTCTAACATATTTTCTATGTCATAACTCATTTCACGCCACCTTTATTCATTCTTGTTTTTAGAACCCCGATATCTTTCTGTTTCAATATCTTTAAATACTCTTCCGCTTTCTCTCGGGATACTAAGTAATAATCCATAACGACTTTCAGATCGTCTGCTAATTCAGGTTTACTCCATTTGGCAAACCTTTTCCTTTTCCTTATAGTATTTAGTAAATAATGATATTGTAACTTGTGAGATACATCAAATCGTTTGTTCATTTCATTGACATACAGAACACAATCTTGATGATAAGATATTGATCTATTGACTAGAAATGGGGCGTACTCCTTCTCATTGACATCGTTCATCATGTCCTGTTTAGAGTAGGTTACGGAATTTACAAACTCAAACGGATTCATGATGCTCCCAAGGAAATACAATCCAAGAGCCGTCATGTTCATGAGTATAGACTGTATTGTCTGTGTTCTCATGTCCGAATAAACAGTAACCAAGTACATTCGGCATTGGTGAAGGTTTGGTTCGTTGTCTTTTAACAAAGTCTATGACTTTATTCATGGTGTGTCCTGTATCATAGATATCATCTACGATTAATATGTTTTGTCCCTCTTTGTAATCACCGATTGGTGATTCAGAAGTCGCGTTGTGAATCCAGTAAGGATTCTTCTCACCTTTTGATCTATGTTGAAATCCAACAATAGACATAGGTACATCTCTTAAATTTGATATGTGAGAAGCCATCCCAACACTACCTCTGTAAATACCGATCACATGATCACATTTAATCCAGTCTGTTGTTCTCATATCTTTCGCGTATTCAGACCATGTATAATATGTTTTATTATCTATCGTCTTCATAGTAATCACCTTCAAGTTGTTCTTTAACTGTTTTTAACAACTCTAATAACGAATCTCTTTCGTCTAAGTCTGTTAAAGTGTCTAGTTCAATTTCTAATTTAATTTTCATACATCTAGTACTCCTGGCCAATGATCTGGCACTTTGTCTGGTACTTTTTGTCTTGATAACCAATTCGTTAAGAATTCGTCATAAGTTTTTATTGTACCAAGTCCTGTTGTATCAACAGGGTTTTCTATTCTTCTTTGTAATTCAGTCATGAAATTACCTATTGTGTTTGTTACCCATGACCACGGTAACAAATTTCTACCATATAAAGATATATCATCGGGTTTACGGAATCTTAGATCAAGATTTGTATTATCTTCTGACCATTTGGATGAATTATTAATTAAATCCATCGGTTCTGTTATACCAAAGTCTTTAAACATCTCTCCATCATATTCAAACAGTTCGTTGATTATTGGTAGTAATTGATCTGTATGAATCTGTGACAATCCTTTCTTCGATCTACTCACTACATCTACATCCCTTGTATTATAATTCTTATCTTTATATCGAGAAAAGAACCAAGATGAAGCGTGTGATGATGAATCGTATGATAGATGATCAATGAAATCAAAGTAGTCTGGTGATAGATAGAATGGTGATAACGCTTCATGGTTACCTACACCCAATAAATGAACATTACTTTTAATGATATCGGGTATCTGATACTCTTTCATCGCGTAAATCATTTCACATCTATGAGCGAATGAATTACCATTACATAATGAACTTGGAGCTACTCCACATACAAACATATCCATTTCATCATCCGATAGTCCATCACATATTATTTCGATATATTCTTTGTATGTCTCTACTGATTGACCCTGTGATATTAACATCATTTTAGCGTTCGAGTCTTCTTGTCTGAATACTTCTATTTGTCTTTTAACATTCTTTAATGTATCTTTCGCGGACCTTTTAATATCACTTCGATCGAATCTTCGACCCGCTATCGTCGCTTTCATAGAACTACCACCGACCAATGATAAATCAAACTCGATTGGAATTTCATCAAAGATCATCGCGACATCACAATACTTCGCTTGATGGTAATAAACTTTATCTTTTAACTCTGGTGTGATACCTTTTTTGGTTCTTGCCATTTGAAGTCCACCAGAATCACCATGAATTCTATACCATGAACTCTCCATCAGTTCCCTCATATACTCACCATGTTTTCTTTCTTTGTGAGCGTTATAAAGTAACGATAGATTTTGATTATCAAACTTATTGTCAAGGGTAACAACTTTTTTGTTCATGTGTTCAATATATGGTTTACCAGTATTTTTATTGTGATAAAGATCACCAACACCCATAGTCAAACCAGACACTACATATTCAAAGTTCATTATTTTTCACCTTCTACGAATAATCTTGGTGTTCTTTCACCTGTCCATCCTCTTTGTGGTTTCCAAGTTCTCTTTAACCACTTTCTCATATTGATACCATTATTTTTCATTATAGAAACTCCATCAAAATTTTCTACTATATATTCTTTGGCAGAAAGAAAAGCTATTCTTCTATTTTCAATAGCTTCTTTATTAGTTTTACCTGTATACAAAACACTTTTTGTAGAACATTCTTTATAACATATATTAGTTAATTGTGCTGGTGTATATCCTGCTTCAATTTGATCCATTGCCCACACCCAATCTTCTAAACCTTCCAGACTTTCATTATAAAAGAATTCTTTATTATATTTCTTCTTTGTATTTTGATGAAAAACTATCGCTGCAGTTTTTGGAAATCTTTCAAATACCCAATTATCATTAAATAAGTCTGACTCATTATACTGTTTGGCTAATGAAACCATGTTCCATCTACCCGCTAAGTTTACTGATCTACCAAAAGAAAAAGTAATTGGTAAATCTTCATTATTAAACAACTTCTCATTATTTGTTAAAAAATTTCTATAATTCAATTTAGGGTAATCTACTTCACCAACTAGTGCCTTTATAGAACCATGTTCTTTGAATTCTTTTTCATCTACTAAAATAATATCATCATCAGACATTGCTATCCAATCTTCATCACTTTCATAAAATTTCTTTAGTATTCTATTTCTTCCGACAGCTGGTTTTGTATTATCATTATATTCTGGAATAACTTCCCAACCATGACTTTCCCAAAAGTTTTTTGTTATTTCAAAAACTTCTTTTCTATCGTTTATAGTTAATATATGTATCTTATTCATTATCTACTTACCGCTAACTGCATAAACTCATTTCTAAGTCTTCCGTCTTCGAAGAAAGCTCCACCCAATTTAGATGTTGTCATTCCCGATGATTGATCACCTATTCCTCGTGATTTAACACAAAGATGTTCAGCTTGTATCAACACTGCTATATCTGATGTACCTAGTACATATTCTAAAGCTCTATAGATTTGTTCGTTCAATCTTTCTTGAACTTGAGGTCTTCTCGCGAAGAATGTCACAAGTCTATTTAACTTTGAAAGTCCTATAACTTTGTCCTGTGGTATGTAAGCTACTTGAGCCATACCATTAAAATTTACAAGATGATGTTCACATAATGAATGAAAAGTAATATCTTTTTGTATTACCATCTGATTATATCCCATTTTGTTGTCAAATACTGATATCCTAGGAAATCGATCATACGATAACCCAAAACATAATTCTTGTACTAACATCTTCGCGACTCTATCAGCTGTTCCACCAATCGAATCGTCTTCACGATCAAGACCCAATACATCAAGTACTGTTTCCATGTTATCTCTAATCAAATCAATTTTCTCGTTTTGATTTAATTTACTTTCTCTAATCGGTGTCTCAACACCATGTACCATTAGATATTCCTTTACCCGTTTTCCGAGTTCTCTATCTGTTTTCATAATTTATATTTATCCAATTCAAAATACACTGGACTTTTGTCCAATGCCATAATAATATCAGCGTCTTCTTTTCCTCTATAACCACCGTTATAGATTGCTGTCAATACACTATCTATCCATGAGGCGTCCCACGGATTTTTTTTCCAATACCCTTGAGTATCTATTCCATTGTTTTCAAGTGAAACCCATTTTCTAAAACAAGCTTTACATTGACCACAATGTTGTTCTTCTCCTTCATAACATGAATAAGAAGTTAATAAGTAAACTTCCTTTCCATCTTTCTGAAGATATTCTTCGACAAGATCAGTCTTTGTTCTGTTTTTGAAAGGAGAATAAATCTCAAACTTTCTTTCTTCAGTCCAATGTTGTCCCTGCCACATATGATTTAATAAGTTTTCCATATGAAAATAGAATTTCTCATCTTTATCATATGATCTATCACCACTTACAGAACCTAATAATATAGTTTCTCCGTAATGTGAAGCTAATAGTATTAGATGAGCGTTTCTATTCGGTATGATCGCGTCATCTCTCTCAAATCTACCTAGATTGATTACTCCATCCATGTTGATCAATTTACTTTCATCAATTCCTATTGAGTCGAAAGTCGCTCTTTCAGTTCTATCGTAATTAGAATTCATACTAATGTTGAGTAGAACATCGGGTTGTTTGATATGATTAATCATAAGACTATCCATACCACCACTAAAGAGAAGTACCGTCTTATCTCTGACTTGTTCTTTGTTATCTGTTATCATGTTAGTCATTTTATGTTCCTATTTGATTCCCAAAGATATAACAATGAACTCTCGCTGCTACATTATATCCTCGATCCATTGTTTGTATTGTAATCTCTTTCGCGTTGTCTTGTTGAGATTCTTCTGTCGCTCCGACAGGCATTATCCATATTGGATAGTGGACACCAACTTTTCTGAACTTGATGATTGATTCTTCAATCTCATTCCATGATTCGTCTGTACCATTACAGACAAACTTTAGTTGTCCAAATTCTGATAACTGATAATACTGTTTGACTATCTCTGGTTGAATCCCGTCTTTCTCACCAGCGGTGTTCCAAAGTTTTGGACTGACTGAAAAGAACAACTCTGTAGTATGTTCAATACTTTGTAGATAGTTTTGTAGAGTAGTATCAAGTGGTCTTGTACCATTTGTTTCCCATGTAATGTTAGTAAATCTTTTACCTCGACCAAGTAGTCTATTAATTTCTGTGAGTATCTTTACAGTATTCTTTTGAGCCGCTTTCATTAGAGGTTCTCCACCTGTAAAAGCTATATGTGTTTTTTCATCATACATCTGATCATAAAGTTTCTTCGCGACTTCTTCACAACTTTCATTGTGTTGAATCTTCGCGAACTTCTTACTCCATGAATAAGAAGAATCACAACCGTATTTCCATACAGGTAAATCTTCTATTACTTGAGTATCGATTATCTCAAAGTCTTTATAAGGTAATTGATATGTTGACGGATCAGTTGGGTCGTCTTGTCCAAATCCGTTACACTCTAAGTTACAACCAAAGAATCTCAACCATGTAGTTGGGACTCCTGTGTAGTGACCTTCTCCTTGAATACTTTTAAAAATTTCCGAATACAGCACTGTTACTCCCATGTTCAAATACTCTTACTGATCTTATATACACTCTTTTGTCTTCGAACTTGTCTTTACAGTAATTAAATACTTCTTCAGCGAAAGCTTCACATCCTACATGGTCCATTGATCTCATATCAATTAATCGTGAGGCATCTAAGTCTTCGAATGTACCGTATAACGGGTCATCTAAAGCTACTACAGTTGTGTGATCAAATGTGTGTTTAAGATAAGATTTCAATATACCTAAGTCACCAAAATCAATAACCCAATTCTGTTCATTCAGTGTATCAGATTCGAATGTTATTTCGAACCCCAATGAATATCCGTGAATAAGTTTACAGTGACTTGTAGCTCTCCATTGTCTGAAGGCACATGAATGTCCTGTCTCATTTCCGTATGTTTTTATTACCCTGTAAGGTCTTACTGGTACTTTTTCTTTATATTTCAATTTATTTTACACTCCATCATTAATTCAGTCATACATGCTACCATGTTGACTTCTTGGTCTGCTACAAAGGCTGACTTATATGTGTAGTCACTCAAGATTATAATCGCTTGAGGGACACTACTGTTTTCCATTCTTTCGAAACAAGCGTCGTATATCTTTCTATAGATAGACTGAGGATCGTTATGAATATTCATAGCGACCCACTTTCTCATTTTTGAGAATTCTTTGTCTTTAATGAATCCGATAACTTCACTCAATGATTCATCATCAAGATTCGCTAAGACTCCACTATCGATTTTACCAGACGATGAATACTTTTGAAGTTCATTCAACACTCTTCGGAAGTCTGGAAAGAACTTTTGTACTAATTGGACTACAACTTGTTCATTATAATCAATGTTTTCTGTCTTGAGAATATTCAACACTCTATCAAAAATACCACCAGCGATCGCTGGTTTCTGTTGTGATTCAATTGTGAAATCGATAACACTACATCTTGAATGAAGAGGTGAGATAATTCTGTTTTTATAATTACAAGTGAATATAAATCTACAGTTCCTTGAGAACTCTTCAATGAATCCTCTAAGAGCTGGTTGAGTAGATTGTGGATTTAGATAGTCTGCCTCATCGAGAATGACAATCTTCGGTCCACCACTTAGTGAAACAGTAGAAGCGAATGACTTGATCTTGACTCTAAGTGTGTCAATGTTTCTTTCTTCAGAACCATTGATCATCACAAAGTCAGCGTCGAGTTCATTACACAGTGCCTTCGCGACTGTAGTTTTACCTACACCAGCGGTTCCACATAATAGTAAATTCGGTATCTCTTTGTTATTTACAAAATCTTGAAATATCTTTTTTGTTTCTACTGGTAGAACACAATCCGATATTTTTCGAGGTCTGTATTTTTCAACCCATAAAAAATCTTCTTTCATTTTCAAACAAAAGTATCAATTGAAAAGGCTATCCACAAAGGTAGCGTAACTACTATTGTTATTTTTAATATGTGTTTATTTATCCATTCTTCCATACTAAGCTTCATTATAAGATGAATCAGGTTCTAATGCAATGAAGTATTCCACTGATATATTCCTGTTAGTAAAGTGAGCGATTCCTTTTGATGATACATATACTGTATAGTCACCACTGATAACTTTGATGTTATCCATTCTTAGGAACATTTCATATGTTGAACCATTACCTTGAGCTACTGTTCTACTATAGACATTAGAAGTTGCGTTCTTTTTGTCTTTGACTGTTAACTCAACAGTTGTTCCATCACTTGAAAGGACCATGTCGGGTAAGGATAATACTGACGAAGCTTTTAATAGACTTCCTAGTACATCTTTATCCAGATCAAAGTTGACCTCTGGGTCGGGCATTGTAATATCTTTTTGTGGTGATATAACCATTTGTGGGTCTGCATAGAAGTACTTGACAGAATTGTCACCTTCAGATACATTCACGGATTCTCCACTGAACGAGAAGTCGGGTGTATCAAATAAAGATACCGCTCCTAAGTATTCAGATAGATCATAGATTGAGTGTTCTTGATCGAATGTCTCATCTACTACTGCTTTCGCGAAGATATTCTTCATCGCCGATACAGTTGTTATTTCATTGCCGGATTTTACTGTAATCCCGCTGTTTATTGTTGAAAAATTATTCAACAGGTTTAGTGTGTTGTCACTTAGTTTCATTTTGATTCACTTTCTCCATTATTTAAATCATGCACATGAAGTGCTATTATACCATAATGTAAAACCTTCATTAAGTCTTTACGATTATAGCCATCTTTTTTACCATATCTTTGGGCATACTTGAGAATGTTTCCTATACAGAATCCTTCTCCATGTCCTCCATCTATTATAAATTCAGTCGCTTGAAAATTATTACTAGAATAATGTTCTCCATAAGTACTGTTAACATACTCATCAAGTTCTTTGATGATTCTGTCTTCCGAATACTTATAGTTTATTGTATTTTTTATTTTTTTTCTCTTAAAGATTTTCAAACTCATGTAACTATTATATCACCGTTCTCTGATCTGTCAAGTACCTTTCGGTCATACTTTGTTTTGTCTTTCTGTACTTGTGTTTGAGCGTGTTTAGGTGTAGTCTTTCTAACCTTTGTATCGGGTTTCTTCTTACCGAAGATTTTTTCCCAATTATCTGAGTATGCAGTATCGTTCGGGGTTCTTACTTTAGAACCTTTTCCTCCGTGCCACTGTTTAGTACTCATATCTATCTCCTTTTTCGTCATACTGACAAACCTCACACCATTCTTCAATGGGGTGATCACATTCTAAAATTCTTGTTGACTCTTTCTTTTCTTTTGACTTAGTCATAGCAGTTACCCAACCATCTGAGTTATCCTGCCATCTTTTAGAATTATCGGGTTTATCCATTATATTATATCGTCATATCCTTTTGTATAGAAGACTGTTATCTCCTCACCTGTTTTAATAGGTCTTGTTGTATAAAGTTCTCTCTGTTGTCCATCATGATAATGTATGTTTTCGTTAATGAAACAATTAGGATTCTCTGAATGGTTTATAAAACCACCAAGAGGTGTTCTAATGTATTCCCATCTATTCGATTCCCATATATGAGTCTCTCCTAAGAAGATACCTGCTCTCATGTCTGCTGTAGCGAATAACCCCAATCCGTTGATCGGTGATTCTTTAATAGTTAGATCGTCTATTAACGGTCTGTAGTGATGTGTTCCAAATTCTTTTTTCATAATGTATACCATTCCGGCGTCTGCCTGTTTTTCCATGTAGAGAATGAACTTTTTTCTCCCATGTAATAATTTCTATAAGCCTCAACCGTATCCCTAGACTTGTATTCGTCTGGCATACATTGAGGCGGTTCTTTAAAAGCTGTGTTAATCATAGGAATCTTCATAGGAAGTTCTCTTAATGTTTCTCTTAACTTTAAATCTGTTGCGTGTCCTTTTTCGTATCTGTATGTATATTCATCACACAAAGCTTCGAATAAATCAAACATCCATCTGTAATTGTAACAATTCTCTCTTACCCATTTTGTACTTGGGTGATTTAGATGTACTTGTTTGTACAAAAACAAACCGTCACATTTATCATTTCCATCTAAAGCTCTATGAGCTGTACACATCATTTGAGCTGATTCTAAAATCATTTTAACACAATGTTTGTCATTATGCATCTGAGCACAAGTCTCGGGTTCTTCATGTAAATAAAATATGTTCATCTTTTAAAATTTAGTTCTTGTTGCCAATTCTCTTTATTTGATTCATAACATGGACTATTCTTCTGACAAACAATTAGTCTACCACCGTCCATGTCTAATCTAATACTATCTGATACAAACATACCACCATTGACATCATGTACTATAGCTTCTATCTCTCCATTCATATCTTCTGAATGTAAGTTCTCAATTAGTTCTATGAGTTGTTCTTTTCTCACAGAGATTGTATCCTTCTTAGTGTTTCGGAAACTTGTTTCCATGTTAGTCTCGGAAGTACATCTGATGTAATTTCAGTCGAGTAATCTAAGTCACCAGCACCGTCTGTTACAGCGAGTTCCCATAATCCGTTTTCACTACCATAAGAACCATCATGTTTTATAACTGAGGCTCCTTGACAATTTTCGAACATGAATCGCTTCTGTACTCCACCGTGTAATTTATTTTCCTCAATCAGATATTCTGATAAAGGTTTTTTATTGTAATTTTGTATTTTCATAATATATTTTTTCATCTTGTACAGTATAACAAAAGTGTACAGGGGGTGTCAAGTGGTGCCGGCAACAAGAGTCGAACTCGTGACCTGATGATTACAAATCAACTGCTCTACCAACTGAGCTATACCGGCTTGGTGGAGAATATCGGGATCGAACCGATGACCTCATCGTTGCAAACGACGCGCTCTCCCATCTGAGCTAATTCCCCTTAACTTTGTCGTAACATTTTTCACAGAACTCGGGATCAACCATTACTAGTTGTTCCTTTGTTAGTGATGGTCTACCCGATAGGTTGCATGCTACAAACATTCTTATATCGTCCTCTATGTAGATTCCACATTTGGAACATTTGCCTGGTCCAAACTTTTCTTTAAATTCTATTTTGTTCATAAACTACTTCCATCAATTCTTCGAACATCGTTATGAAATGTTCTTTTGTAATAAATGAAGCATTGTGTTTAATTTGATTTCTTCTGTAAACATCGTATGACTCATTTAATTGTTTTTCTGTATATAATATCATATACAAATCTGGCTGGAAGTGAGAGAGGTAATTCCCACTATCCATCGCCCGAGCTTTTTCGCTCCCTATTATTTTGTTTTTGTTTCATTGTATTTACGATATCCTTCGTAAGCTAGATAGCCAAATACTACCCACAGTCCTACATTGATTATGAACTCTATTGAGAACATAGGAAACCAAAATACATTATATAAAATATCCATTTTATTTATTCCTCATGTATAAAATTATTAGTATAGTGGTTAATGTTAGGAAGACAGTCACGAAGACTGTACCCCCAACAGTTGATCCACCAGTGTAAAGTACAGTAGAATCTACTGGTGTTGACCACTCATTGAGAGGCCACATTAGTGTTGTTCCCTTGTATAAGAGTTTACTAAGTCTTGACCTTTTAGTCTTTCACCTAGTATTACTGTTTCACCTGTTGAAGTGATCTGTCTTTCCACACTTCCGTCATTGTACATGATGTCTAATACCGATCCGTCTGACCTTCCGTCAGCGTACCATAAAGAATTGAGTGAATGTCCATGAAGTGATTTCACTCCGATAGCCCATTCCTCAGCTTCTATCTTTAATCTTTGTTTTTCTACTCTGTTGTTAAATTGTGTCATATATATCTATTTATCTTTCTAAAAAACCTCTCTCAAAAATGATAGTATTTTCACACTTCTGAAAGAGGAGAGGTATAACTCTTAAAATAAGTCCTCGCTATTGTCGGGGTCTGCGTAATCCACAGCTTCACCGTATTGTTGTTCTTCTACTTCTTGTATTCCTTCTCTGATACCCACTTTGTAAGCATGGTCTAAATCTTCTTGTGAAATCTCTGGAACTAGTTCACCGTCATTGTCATATTCGACCATTGGTTCATCATCCACTTTTGTGTAAAGATCAAGAAAAGTGGCTTTCGTCTCACTGTCGAATCTTGAAACACACATTTCAATTGATTTCATTTTGTTGTTAAACATCTTGAACGCTTGAGCTATGTGAACTAGTCTTCTTGTTGAGATCAGTTCGTCAATCGCTCCTTCATAAAAACTTTTTCTGATGACATCAGCCCATGTTACTAGGTTAGTCGCGAAGGATTCTTGTCCTTCAACTTCTAGTTTTTTGAATTCTCCGAGAAGAATCTTTCTTTCAATAGCGTTAGAAGGGTATTCCTGTTCCATCGTGATTGAGAATCTTTCTAGGAAAGCTTCATTGAGAACATTAGTTCCGATGAATCGTCCATCGTCAGAACCTTTACCTTTGGTATTCGCTGTCGCGACTACTGTAAATCCTTTCTCGGGTGAAATGTATTCACCAGTTTTTTTGTTCAAGTAACCTTTCCCCTCGAGGATAGATTGTAAACACATAATCTTGTTCGAAGCTAAATCGATTTCGTCAATCAGAAGGATCGCTCCTTTTCTCATAGCTTTTAATACAGGACCTTCTCTGAACATGATGTTACCATCAATCAGAGTGTTAGAACCAATCAAGTCATCTTCATCAGTCTCGATGGTAACATTAACCCTGTAACACTCTCTTTTGAGTTTCGCGGCGATCTGTTCGACCATCATTGTTTTACCATTTCCAGATAACCCTGTAATAAATACTGGGAAAAATAATCCCGAATTTAGGATGTTTTTAAGATCACTGAAATGTCCGAAAGGAACAAACTCTTTTATTACCTCGGGGATAACTGTAGTCTCATTCGATAGGACATTGAGTGTACCAACACTTGTCGCGGATACTGGTAGATCAACTACATTAGTCGCTACGGTCACTCCAGCTAGTTCTAAAGAATAAGTCCCATGACCTACTCTATAATCAGCTTTCATTAACCATGACGGATTTGGACATCCTGTCTCGTTACAGATTTTCTTGATCTGTGATGTCGAGAATTCTGATTGGCCGGGATACACCGTTGATGCTCCGTCAATAAACTTCTCGTGTTGTTTAGTTATATTTATTTGTTTCATAATTTTTTTTACCTCTTTATTATCAACTCTATGTACATAGTATAACAAAAGTGTACACGCGGTTACAAGTCTTCAACTTTTTTTGGATATGGTTGAATCTTATATTTCAAGTCTTCCTTGAATTGTTTGATCACTTTTTTATTACCAACAAAATAAACATATCTATGTTTTCTTGGTCTTGGTTTTAGATAGAAATCATCACCGTATTCAGCTCTTATAGCTTCCGCTCTATTAGGGATACCCCTATAACGATCTGCTATTGTTTGACCATGTAAATGTTCTTGACCTTTGATTTTCCAATCAGTTCTTTTAGCGGACAATCCACAGTAATAGAAATTCGTAGCTTGATAAACTATTCCTAAATGACCTTGTTCGGTATCTGCGAAACTGATAACAATAGATGGTGGTAATAATTTTAATGATTTACCTACCAGTATTGATGCTTCGTTTTTTAGATTATCCCTTAAACACAATCGATTCAGTTCGAGAATATTCTTAATATTCTTATCTCCGGCGAGACCCCTTCTTAATGTTGAACTTGGTGGTGACCCGTAAGTTATAACACCACACATTTCACCATCTCTATAAAGACCAAAAGAATAACTTATAGAAGGCATCCTTTTAGCATAGTGTATTTCTAACAAATAAGGTTTGGTCTCCTCA